GAATACGTAAGAAATGAAGAAGGCAAAGAATTCCTAGCAATGGGAAACAAAAGAGTTACAGAATACAAAACAAAGGACGAACTGATGTGCATGATTGGAGGCAGAGACTGGAACTTGATATTAAACGCAGTAGTAGTCATATTGGCAGACATACAAAAAATAGACCTGTCAGAATGACATAAAGACAAACGCCAAAAAAAATCGCCCGCTTCGCGGGCTATTGGCGTATTACAAACCAATAAACAAAACAGAAATGAAAAAAACATTAGGCGGAGACAGACTAGGATCAGGAAAGAAAAACGAGGTGGAGCTACACAATTACGGTAGAAGTACACACGACAAGGGGTATTTATGGAGAAGCACAATGGCAGCAGGAACACTAGTACCATTCATGACAGAAATTGCACTACCGGGGGACACATTCGACATAAACCTAGACTGCGACGTAAAGACACACCCAACAGTGGGACCATTATTCGGAAGTTTCAAAGTACAACTAGACATATTCCTAGCACCAATAAGGCTATACCAAGGAGCACTACACAACAACAAGCTGGGGATAGGACTGAACATGGCACAGATTAAACTGCCAACACTGAAACTGAAAACAAAAGCACTGGAAGGAGAAGCGATACCAACAGGAGTAGACAACAGCAGTATAAACCCAAGCAGTATATTCGCATATCTGGGTATAAGAGGAGTGGGATCAGCAGGAACAGGAGTGGGGACAATAGAGAGAACATTCCAAGGGCTGTACTGGTTAGCATACTGGGACGCATACAAAAACTACTACGCAAACAAACAGGAGGAGATCGGAGCAGTAATACACAGAGTACCGGCATCAGCTGTAAACGAAGTAACGGTAATAGAAGTAAACGGAAACACACTAAACCAAAACACAACGGGAGCACCTGTACTGGTAACAGCACCAGACACAATAACTATCACATACACAACGTCACAGCCGCTAAACCAACTGGTATTCGTAACAACGACAGGAAACATAAGAGCGGATGAACTGGGAACGATTGTATCACAATCAGGAACGGAAACACAAATAGAGTTCGACTGGGCAAGATACGGAAACAGGGTATTCCAATACTGGAGGTACGTAAACCAATTCGAGGCACCAATAGGAGACGTAGAAGTAGCAACATTCCCGTTAGCAGACATAGACAACATGAGGGAAGCAATACTATCAAAAGTACAAACGACATCAGCATTCGAGATTAACACAGCGGTAAGCACAACACCTGACCAAACGTACTATCCGTGGAGCTACGCACTGGAAGAATCAGAAGACTGGTATGCATGGCAGCAGCCGCAAGAAGGATTAGCGTTAAAAACGTATCAGAGTGACTTATTCAATAATTGGATAAGCACAGAATGGATTGATGGAGAAAACGGAATAAACGAAATAACAGCAGTAGACACAACAGGGGACAACTTCACAATTAACGCATTACAATTAAGCAATAAAGTTTACGACATGTTAAACAGAGTAGCAGTAAGCGGAGGAAGTTATGATGACTGGTTAACAGCAGTATACGCACATGAAAGAACTAGAGGAGTAGAAAACCCAATGTATTTGGGGGGACTAATTAGAGAATTAGGATTTCAGGAAGTAATATCAAATGCAGCATCAGTAAACCAAGGAGAAGAACAAGCACTAGGAACACTAGCAGGAAGGGGAGTACTAACAGGCAAAAACAAAGGAGGAAAAATCAAAATTAGAGTAGATGAACCAAGCTATATAATCGGGATAGCTTCACTAACTCCAAAAATTGATTATAGCCAAGGGAATAAATGGGACGTAAATTTAAAAACAATGGACGATTTCCACAAACCTGGATTAGATGAAATAGGGTTCCAGGATGCCATTACAGATGCTTTTGCGTACTGGTCAACAGAGATAATCAACACAGACGAAGTAGTGTATAAAAGTGCGGGAAAACAACCAGCATGGATAAACTACATGACAAATGTAAACCAAGTAAGAGGCAATTTTGCAATAGAAGCTGGAACGGAAGGACTAGAAGGGGGACAAATGTATATGACACTAAATAGAAGATACGAACAAGATGGAGAAGGTAACATTAAAGACTTAACAACATATATAGATCCTTCAAAATATAATAATATATTTGCGGATACTAGATTGGATGCGCAAAACTTCTGGACACAAATTGGTGTAAATATAACAGCACGAAGAAAAATGTCAGCAAAATTAATGCCTAATCTATAAAAAAAAATGGGGGGGAAACCCCCCTAATATAAACTTAAAAATAAAAAAAAATGTACGTAGTAAAAAAAAACACAGTAACTGGCTTTAATATAAATGAAAGCACAGAAGGAGAAACTATAGAACAAAAAATTCAAAGGGTAACAATAAACAAAGAACCAATAAAAGATGGGGCGGCTCTAATCTATACAGAAAGAAGCGAAGGGGTAAAGGCAGGATATAATATTCGAACAGATAGATTCGAAATAGCAATAGATGCAATGGATAAAGTACAAGCAAGTGTACAAGCAAAAAGAGATAGCAAAGCAACAATGAACATCGTAAAAGATGAAAAAACTAACAACGGAGTTGAGAATATACAAGGCACCGAGGGAACCAATAATTAATAAATTAATATAGGCGGTACGCATGTATACTTATATAACAAGTAAGAAGGTACCGCTTTAAAAAAGACGCGAAAAAATGGCAACAGACTGGGCAAGCATAGGAACACAAGTAGGGGGAGCACTACTAGGGATTGGACTAAACCAACAAGGACAAAACCAACAAATGCAAAACACAAAAGAATTAATGGGAATACAACACCATAACCAACAAGCATTAAATACACAAATGCAAGGAATACAACAACAAAACTGGGACTATACAAACTATGAAAACCAAGTGAAACACATGAAAAACGCAGGGTTAAACGTAGGGCTAATGAACAGCAATAGCGGAGGCGGAGGCTCAACAATGGGCGGAGGAAGTGGAGGGAGCGCAGCAATGGGCGCAACACCACAAAATAACGCACCAGCAGTAATGGGTATGGCATTACAAGGGGCAATGATGCAAAGCACGATAGACCTGCAGAAAGCACAAGCGGAAAAACTAAGAGTAGAGGCAACAAAACTAGGAGGGGCAGATACTGGAAACGTACTAGCAGACACAGCACTAAAAAACATGAATACAGCAAACGCAGCACTACAAAACAAATTACAAACAGAGAGCTATGAATACCTAGCAACACAAATAAAAGCAAATGCAGATAAAGCACAAAGCGAAGCAAGAAGCGCAATGATAGGGGCTAATATAGATGAAAAGACAGTAAACGACCAAATAGACAGAATAAAAGCGGAAGCATTAAACGAAGCGTTTAAAATGACAATAGCAAAAAGCGGAATAAGCGTAAACGAACAATCAATAGAAAAAATGAAGCAAGATATATTGACAAATCAATTTAACGCACAAACAAACGCAGACTTCCAAGGACTAGACAAAGTAGCAGGAGGACAGCTAACAAGATTGATAAATTGGTTCAACATAAAACCAGACAATCAAAGGACAATAAAATAAAAAATATGTGTTTATATCCAAAATTAATAAACAATAGAAAATACGTCAGTAACAAAAAAAACGGGGGAATAATACCCCCCGTAACTGACAAAAGAACACTACTGGTACCAGTAGGATGCGGAAAATGCATAGAATGCAAAAAACAAAAAAGCAGAGAATGGCAAGTAAGACTACAGGAAGAAATAAGACACAACGGAAATGGTAAATTCATAACATTAACATTCAGTAACGAAAGCATAAAAGAATTAAGCAAAGAAATAAAAAACGTAAGCGGATACAACCTAGATAACGAAATAGCAACACTAGCTACAAGAAGATTCCTAGAAAGATATAGAAAAAAATATAAAAAAAGCATAAGGCACTGGCTAGTAACAGAACTAGGAGGAAACGGAACGGAAAATATACACATGCATGGGATAATATTTCCAAAAAATATAAACAATGAAACAGAAATAGAAGAAATAGAAAACATAAGCAAGATATGGGGATACGGAATAATAACAATAGGTAAAAGAAAATTCCAAAACGGAAAAGCACTAAATGACGACACACTAGGATACGTAAACGAAAGAACAATAAACTACATAGTAAAATACGTAAATAAAACAGACGAAAAACATAAAGAATACAATAGTAAAATACTAACGAGCGCAGGAATAGGAAAAAACTATATAGACAGAAAAGATAGTAAATTAAATAAATATAAAGGAAAAGAAACAAAAGAAACATATACTACAAGACAAGGAACAAAATTAGCAATGCCAATATACTACAGAAATAAAATATACACAGAAGAAGAAAGAGAAAAACTATGGCTACAAAAATTAGACCAAGAAACAAGATACATATGTGGGGAAAAAATAAGCATAGAACAAAATGAAGAAAGCTACTTCAAAACACTAGAATACTACAGAAAAATAAATAAAAGACTAGGATACGGAAACGACAAAAAAAACTGGGAATTAAAAAGATACGAAAACCAAAGAAGAAATATAAACCTAATAACAAGAATAAAAGCAGCAAACGAAAAAGAAAAAGAAGAAAAAAAACGCGCCCAGCGCGATAACGTTATATAACACGAAATAAATTTCGCATAATATAACATTTAATAAAATGTTAAAAAAAACATAAATAATAGGATATTAAAAAAAAAGAAATAAATTTGAATAATAATAATAACTAAAATATGAAAAGATATGAAGAAATGCAGGGGAAAACCCTAAAAAAATGGTATACAACAGCCGAATATATCGACCAAGATACAGGGGAAGTAATAACAAAAAAAAATACTTAAAAGAGTACTACAAAACAAATTACAAACAGAGAGCTATGAATACCTAGCAACACAAATAAAAGCAAATGCAGATAAAGCACAAAGCGAAGCAAGAAGCGCAATGATAGGG